TGACAGTTTATCGGGGTCGTTTAAGATCCGCGCCGCGCTGGATCGATCTAAATCAAACAATTCGCGGGCGCTGCGCGTAGCCTGCGACGCCGCTTCCTCTGCCCCCTCAAAGGATAGCACCGCTTCGGCATCGCGCACCAATGCCTCATATAAGCCCGCTAGGTGTTTATCCATCCCCACGCGCGCAAACTCTTCTGCGGCCCCCTCGGAGGACATCATAGAGCCTATGCGTTTTCTGACGCCATCTAACTGCTTAAAGTTTTCAATCTTGTCAATGTCTCGTTGTAGCGAATTCAATTGACTACGCAACCCCTCTGCCATCTCAAAACCCTCGCTGACTTCCCCCGTTTCCCGTTTCCGAAACGACCCTAAATCAACAGCGCCCGTGTGGTCTTTTATTCGCCTAATGGCCTCTTGTGTATTTACAGGCAACACATCAATGTCTTGGGGTAATTGCTCCCTTAATCCGTCATAAAGCTCATTTACGGCCTCTTGGCGCACCTCAAGCGTTTTTGAAGCTCCCTCTGATATGGCGTCACCCGTAGCTTCCCGGCCACTATGTGTGCCAAACCCCCCTTTTTGGCGCACCCGCGCAAACAGTTCATTCATCTCAGCCCTAAATGGCTCTATTACTTCCCGGCGCATATGCGGCCCCGAAATAGGAGACTCCACTGCCCGCTGGGAAAGTTCGGCCAATGTCATATTTTCTGTGCGCGCCTCTATCGGCAACCTCTCTTCAATCGCCGTGCCAAACTCGTCGTCAAACCGCTTCGCCAAATCCACCACCTGTCCCGTCTGCTCTGTCGCGCCGGAAAACGGGCGCAATAGGCGGCGCCCCAAAAGGCCCATTAACCCACCTGTGAGTTCACCCACCCCACCCAGTGCCGCCTCTTGCTGAATACGCGGCAAGTTTTGCTGTTGGTCGCCGTCAATCCACCAGCGGCCAATGTCTTGACGTACCTTTTCAGCAGCCCCCCCCATGCTTGCGGCACCAGCTAAGCCCATCGGTATGGAGGCCGCTGGACTAAGAGGCACGCCTCTTAGTGCCCCAATTAGCCCCCCCATAGCAGAGGCACCGCTAATTAAAGCATCGCCACTGAGGTCGGCTATATCACCGGGAAAATCAAACCCTTCGGGGTCTACGCGGGAGCGCTCCATAACGGAACGCTCAAATTCCTCTATTGCTATGCGCAAGGTTGGGTTCTCGTCCATTCGCCGCCGGTGTTCCGGCTTTTCCAGCCATCGGTGCAAGTCGTTAATTCTTGCCGTATCTTCGGGCGCAAACGCGCCCAATGTCCCATCGGGAAAGCGAAAAGGTTGCAACCCCGATTGCCGCAACATGGCGTGGGCACCTGTTGTGTCGGGCGCAAACGCTAAACCTAAGCGGGTAAGAAATGACTGTGCTTTTGCCATAATTTTATTCGACTTTTTTAGATCCCAAAGGTTTAACAATATTCCAAAGTGCTCTGTCTGCGGGGTTGCTCATATCAAAGCCGGACGGTGTTGTTGTTTGCAGGGTTGACTCGCTTACCGTTGGTTGAGTAGTATTACCAGTGCCGCCCTGACCGGTGCCAAAATTTAATATCGTTGGCGCGCCAATGGTATCCAATAGTTCTTGGGTGCGCGGGGCGACTTTGTATTGCGGTATATAATACCCCTGCTTGAAAACGTTGAAAGCTTCCATGTTATTCTTCACCGTTTCAAGTCCAAGCAGAGATTCGGAGATTTGATCCACTTTCGCCCCTACATTAGTAGCGTTGCGTTGATATGCATTTAGCATAGCGTTTAACAATTTGACGCGCACTTGGGGCGTAAACCTGTCGCCCTCTACGAATTTTTCACCCGAAGTGATTACGCCTATTCTTGCCAAAAAGCCCGCCGCCGCTTCTAAGTTCTCGGCTTCAACGGGTCTTACTACACCTCCGGGGTCTTGTACGCGACTGCCACCGTTTACCATCAAAGCATCACCAAAACCGTTTTGCTCTTGGAATCCCGCCTCGACTAAGCTCATACCCAGCGTAAGGTCGGACGATTTGCGGATTAAGGCATCGTCGTTAAAACGGCCCGTGACGGTGGTGCCAAGGAATTTGTCTGTGGCGTCTAGTGCATCGCGCTGTGCCTCTACGAATACGTTTTGCGCTACCGCCAACTCATCCGGTTTGAGTAAATTAAAAACCTTGGCGGTTTCGTCCTTTTTCAATAACTCAGCCAAATCCATACGCGGATTGAGTCGGCCTAAGCGGGCAAAGGTGTCTGCTATAAGATCGGCCCGCACCTCCATCCCTATTTTCAATTCTGCGTTGCGCGCTTCCAACAGTCTTGCTGCCGAACTCGCAGCCCGCCCCTCATTAGCGGCAATTTGCGATTCTACAAACCGGCGCTGGCGCCCTTGGTCTATATTCGCCTGCACCCCCTCGCCCAATGCCCGCATAAAACCCGGTGTTGGCTCTGCCCCAAGTATAACGCCATCTGTCAAAGCCCCCACCGATACGGGCTGATCAAAGGTAGTGCCTCGATTGAAAGACTCGACACGCACCGGCACCTGTTGCTGCAAGGCCTCGCCCATCGTTGTGGCTTGCCCGGCGGCGCGGCGACCAAAATCGGCCTCCAATGCCGCCTGATTCTGCGCACGGGTTTGGCGTATACTGCCTAGCTGCTCGTCCAATAGCTGGTCTTCCTTGGCCGCCCGCGTTGCCGCCGCCTGCGCCTGCTGGAAAGCTCTATAGGCACCGATCCCCGTAGCCCCTAAGTCTGCCACCCGGCCCAATAGACTCAGCTTCGGCACCGAATAGGCAGGCTGGAAGCGTTCACCCCTAGGAGAGATGGCTTGCTGTAGGTTCGCAAATCTCTGGGCGTCCCTCTGCCGACGAGAGAACTTTTCCTGCTGGCGCTGCCGTTCATAGTCTGAGACAGTAGATAGGCCCGCTGACGCAAGAAGCCACGGCGAGAGGGTGCCGCCCGAAGCAACGGTAGCCGCAGCCGGAATGAGAAAGCCGGGATTTGTTAATGTATCGCCTATTGATTTAAGAAAACTTGCCATCCGCCTATTGTATCCTTTAATAAGACCTATGTCTATTAAAACTCTCTATCGTTGCCGCTGTGCCAAAGCCCACTCAAGGGCTTTTTCCCATGCTGATTTATTGTCGTCAAGATCGTCAAATGAGCCCATACCCGTTTTAGGGGAATTAGTCAAATGGCGATGGGTCATCGTCATCCTCTAATCCCAGAAGATTCTGGACAAAGCTTCTCCATTGGCTTCTCTTGGCCGCGTCGGTCATCTGCATACCCTTATTGACTGTGCCCATAAGATTCTGGACAAATTTGTCAATAACATCAGAAGGCGCCCCCAATAGAGCCTCGGCAACTTGTTGATCTATAGTGTCACCGATCTTGTTTTGCTGAAGCAGTTCTTCTATGTTTTCTCCCGTAACATTGCCTTCCAATAAAGCAGGTAAATCTAAACGAGCCTGATTGATCATTGCGAGAGGATCACTGCGTCTCGCCGCCGATAGTGCCAATGCCATATTGAGCATGTCACGATCTTTATCAAAAGCTATCTGATCCTGTCCCTGCTGGAAGCTCAGACCAAATTGCTTGTCCTGCTGCGCTAAGCGTTCGCGTTCTAACTCCCGATCTCGCAGTGCTTGATTTAGCTGCTGACTAAACTCAAAGCCGCGCTGTGTCGTACCTACGTCAAACTGCCCCTGCTGTTGGGCTAGGCGTTCGCGTTCTAACTCCCGATCTCGCAATGCTTGATTTAGCTGTTGATTAAACTCAAAGCCGCGCTGTGTCGTACCTACGTCAAACTGACGTTGCTGCTGTCGCAACCTCTCGCGTTCTAATTCCCGGTCTCGTAGTGCCTGATTTAGCTGCTGATTAAACTCAAAGGACCGCTGTGTCGTACCTACGTCAAACTGCCCCTGCTGCTGGGCCAATCTGTCTCGTTCTATTACCCGAGATGCCAGCGCATTTTGCACAGCGTCTTGTCGCTCCAACTCAGCCAACGTAATACCGCGATCAAACTGACGCCCCTGCTCTGCCAGCTGAGATTCTTGCAAGTCCCGCTGTAACTGGTCCGCAAAGACAAATTGACGGTTTTGCTGTTGCTGGGCCAAGTTGAACTGCAATTGCTGCTGGGCCAACTCGTCGCGGCTAAGGCCCAACTGATTGGCCTGTAGGTCGCGCTGCAACTGATCTCTAAAGCTAAACTCCCGCGCCGCTTGCTGTTGCGCTAGGTTGAACTGTAATTGCTGCTGGGCAAGACGGTCTCCCTCTAAGCCCAATTCGCCCGCTTGCAAGTCGCGCTGCAGTTGATCTCCAAAGGCAAACTCTCTCCCGGCGCGCTGCTCGGCTAAGTTAAACTGCAACTGCTGCTGGGCTAACCTGTCGCGTTCTAACTGGTCAGCAAATGCAAATTGACGGCCTTGCTGTTGCTGCCCTAAGTTGAATTGCAGTTGTTGTTGGCCCAGCCGGTCCTGCTCTAGCCCAATCTGCTCCGCTTGCAAGTCGCGCCGCAGTTGATCTTCAAACGCAAACTCTCTCCCGGCGCGCTGCTCGGCTAAGTTGAATTGCAGTTGTTGCTGGGCTAACCTGTCGCGTTCTAATCCAACCTGTCCCGACTGCAAGTCTCGCCGCAGTTGATCTTCAAACGCAAACTCTCTCCCGGCGCGCTGCTCGGCCAAGTTAAACTGCAACTGCTGCTGGGCCAGTCTGTCGCGCTCTAACTGATCGGCAAACACAAATTGCCTATTCTGTTGCTGTTGGCCTAGATTAAATTGCAATTGTTGCTGTGCTAGCCTCTCCCTCTCCAACTCCCGCGCCAGATGCGCTTGATTGAGTCCTTTCCCAAACTCAAAGGCCCGTTGCGTGCTGCCTACGTCAAATTGCCGTGCGGTTTCTTGCTGGGCCTGCTGCTGTAGATCCACGCGGCGGCGGTCTTGATTTAGCCCTTGCCCAAACTCAAAGGCCCGTTGCGTCGTACCTACGTCAAACTGCCCCTGCTGCTGGGCTAAGCGTTCGCGGTCTAGCTCTCGAGCCAGTGCAGCCTCATTTAGTTGCTTGTTAAACTCAAAAGCGCGTTGCGTAGAGCCTACGTCAAACTGGCGTTGCTGCTGGGCCAACTGCTCCCGTAATAGCTCCTGATTAGACCGGAATTGCCCCTCTTGCACCGTAGATGCGTCCTGAAACTGCCCCTGCTGCACCGCTTGCGGCACGATGGTGTTGAATAGCCTGTCTGTCCCTCGCGCTCTGATGGCGTCCCTGCCGCGCTCTATGCCGCTGTCAAATGCACCTAAGATATCGGCAGCACGACCGGACGAAACGCCCTGTCGTCCGATCACATTAAAACGGTTAAGGTCTTCTATTTGCTGCTGGCGGGCCTGCTTCGCGCCAAAGTCAAACTCTCCCAACTCGGCCTTCGTGATGGGGTCTTGTTGTCCTGCCTGCGAGATAGAACGCGCAAAGAGGTCTGCCGTCTGCTGGAGCAGGGGGTTGGCTTGGCGTTTCTTGCGCCGCGTGCCGGGTGTCGCTGAAAATTCAGGAGGCATAGTCTAGTCCATTATGACGACACAATTAGTGACGAATCTGTCCGGATAAGGCCGCGCTCCTCCAACCCGCGACGCGGGGGGAAACGGCGGTTGCCTTGCATCCGGCGATGTTGACCAATTGCTAGCGTTAGCGCATCGCCGTATCGTGCGGCCTCCCGTGCGGCGCTGTCGGTGTCGCCCTCGTCCAGTAGATACAGGGACGCGGCGTTGTAAATAATGCAGTTCTCAGCAATCTTAGGCAGACCCAATACGCTTAAGTCGGTGGCATCGTTGGCGCTGGTATAGGTGGCGACGTCTGCTCGATAGCGCACCCGTATCCTGTCGCCCGTGGTGCCGGGCGTAGGCGTAATCTCTATGACCGGGTAGCCCGTGGTGCCGTCCAGCCCTGCCACGTAGACATAGTCAGCGTCGCCCGTCTCTGTGCGGTCGAGGTCGTTCGCGTCGTATTCATCGGCCCCGACGATGGGCAGCGCCCGGTTGTTGGTTTCGTCGACGAACGAATACCACGCCGCCACCTGTGCCGAGATGGGCTGATAGGCACGAGTCCCGGCGGCGGTGGTAAAGGTCGCCGTCTGATCCAAAAACCACCACGGCACATCCATTGACAGCAGTTCGGTGGTCGCCATCGACAGATAGGTGCGCGCGTTGTCGCGCAGCGAGTCCACGGATGTGGATAACCCCGTGCGTTGCAGTACGGTGGTAATGGCGTCAGAGAGTAGCATACTATCGGCTCAATAGCCCGTCGGCGTCGGCAAAGCGGTCGCCCGTCTCTTGACCAAATGCCCCCACCGACATATCGGACTGCACTTTTCCGTCCAAGTGTTTGCCCGCCATCTTCATGTCGAGCCAGTGCTTGTATTCCTCGGTCAATGCTGGCTCGTCGTTAGCATCGTACATCGCCTCCGTCTCGAGGTCGGTGCGGAAGCCGTCGGGCGCTTTGTATTTTTTGATATAGCTGGGTGGGTTGGGCCTAAATCTGGTATCGTGCTGCACCTCCACGCCCCCCGTCACGCGCAAATGGGGCTCATTCTCGTAGTTTCGGCGATAGTGCCCCACCGGCGCGCCCTGCCCCGGCTGTATGTTGAGCAGTTCGCGCCCCTCCGGTGTCTGCGTGGCGGCTTGCAAGAGGGCGTGCGATATTTCCTTGTCGGAACGAATCAAGCCGAGCAGCTGCGCCCGCTGTTCCGGCGAGAAGGGCGTGCCCCCATCGGGCGCTTCGGCCACTTGGGGGGGCGGTAGGTCGCGCGGCTCATCCTCGGGGACGTCTGGCCCCGCCTCTACCGTGGCAGGGGGAGAGATGACATCCATGTTTTTCTCGCCTCGCTCTGTGCCGACGGGTTGCCCCATCTCGTCAAACTGCCCCTGCTGACTTTTGGTCTGTCGCTGTTTCGCCATGCTGCACCTCTCCAGTTATTAGGGTTGCGGCCAAATCAAGATAGTGTTGTGCTGCGTTGCATATATCCGCGTGCTACTCTCTATCTTTTTTTTGCTAGTTCGGAAGTCCTTTTTAAGGTGGGGTGTGCGGCCACACCCCGCCCAAAGGCGCATAGGGCATTGGGAGATTCCAAGGCGAGGCCGCCCGCATCGGTAAAAAACCCGCAACCCTATGCGGTTAACTAATCGCCAAGCTGTAAGACCGCCCCCACGTGGCCCGTGTCATCGGAGGCCATAGTCGTGTAGCCTACCGGCGGCTCCGTATACGCATCTTGCGCGTGTACAGCGCCATCGACGCCATCGGAAAGAGTCACGATAGTCCCTAGGGCAATCGCGGCATCACTTAAGACCGTAGCCACGCCGCTGGTTTGCACCCAGCCATAATACGATGCCTGCATAGTCCGCACAGAGACGCCGCACAGGATACAGTCCGTCGGACTGGCGATCTTGACATTGTTATAAGGGAACGGGGTGATTGCTATGTCCGTCGCTGTGGTAACAGCTACAACCAGCGGGTCGTAAAGGCTGAAATCGACTGCGTTGCTGCTGGCTGCGGTGTTTCCCTTAATACGATAGGTAAACCCCTCACCGGCATCGTCGGTGGTATGCAAATAGGCTCCAGCGTATTGATCGGCAGTCGCAGACCCTAGAGTGCCTGCGTCTGTCGCCGTTATCGTCACGTCCCCGATGCTGGCAGCGGTCAATTTTCCGTCTACCTCGACAACGCCACCGGCTGAAATGTCAGGCGAACAAAGGACTCCCCGGTTCACTGCCGCCGAGAAATAGCTATATCTGTACGTCCGACCATCGCCGAGGCGGCGGATGGCGCCTAGATTCCCCTGCTGCGCGGACGACTCCTCATAAAGCCCTTGAGTTACGCCATCGCTGGGGCTGTTGATATGTCCCGACTGAATAATGTCTGGCATTTTACTGTATCCTTCCTACCTCTATGGGCAGAGTTGAGGGGCGCATTGGCTTGCGCCCCGAAAGGGTGACTTAGCTGCCGGTAATAGCGGTGGCTACACCACTACGGCGGCGGTTATTGTTGGTGAGCTGCACGCCAGCAACCATGTATGCCAACTGCGCCAGCTGGCCATTGGACTGCATCGACACAAACGGCGTTTTACGGAAGTTGGCCTGCCGCAACACGTTCAGCTTGATGTTTTGGGTGTTTGGGAAGTAGCTATGGAGCGCCGGGCAGTCGTTGTCTGGGATAACCTCGGCGGTGTAAAAATCGGGCATCTGTGACCCGCCAATCCCTTTTGCGTCCTGCGTGGTCGTGCGGGCATACGCCTGCGACGAAAGCGCTTCGCGGTAGGCGCGGCAAATCGAATAGGTGGTTAAGATTTGCCGGATCGTCCCGCCCTGTATCTGGCATAAATCGAGGACATTGTTCCATGTGGCGATGCCATCAAAAATATCCGTGACGGTCTGCGACGTAAATGTAACCGCAGAGGTGTCGCGCTGGCTTTCCCAGAAAGTGCTGGTGCTGGAATTAATGCCGCCCACCGTAGCGCCTGCCGCGTCGGCCATGTGGTCCTGATAGCCGAGGATGTTTTTGCCGGACTGCGCGGAAAAAATGTCTTCATTGATCGCTTTTAACAGGCTGTTCATGGCGTTATTTCCTAACGCCTCCAACAGATTAAACACCTGTTCCGGCCCGCTGTTTTCCCAATCTTCTGTATCGGCGAGTACGACCGGCACCGCGTAGTAGCGGCGCTTGAAAAATCCACTCTCGAATGGGTCGATGGGGTTTTTATTCAGGCTGTCATACCGGTCAAAAGATTCGGCGCTGCCGCCGCCGCTCTCCAATATGACATGGATCTCTTTGCCGCCTTGGCTAGTCATCTGCAAGCCGCGGCGTCGGTGCATCGCCAGCGCCCGGTAGTCCTCGAAGAAGTTGTCAACAACCTCGGGCTGTATTGAGCGGCGGGTGCTTGTCCAACGCGAGTCCCATACTTCTGAAGTAGTCTGAGCCATTGCAAAACACTCCTAATTGCAATGCGCCCACAGGTCTATTACATCGTCTGCGCGATTTCGGCCAACGATTGCTCCCGACTGATCGGCCCGCTAGACTGGGCGGGACTGCTGGGCGTAGCTCCAGCATGTGCCTGCCGCTTCGCCTGCTGTCGCTGCCCCTGCGTCTGCTGCCGTCCCTGTCGTGCCTCGTCAATAGAGCGTCCCGTAGCAATCCCGACCAACTCGGCCACCGTAAACGGTTCCCCGGTGGCCGGGTTGGAGGTGTTGAGGTTGTGCGCCACAAACGCTTCAATGCGCTGATTGCCCACAATCTCGTTGCCAAACAACTCCACCGCCTCTTGCGACTGCTGCTGCAACTGTCGCTGCGAAGCCGCTTCGTTCTGCTGTGTTAGCGTCTGCGTCGCCTGCCCCAACTGGTGTACTTGCGGCTCGACGCCTTCCAGACGCTGTATCAATTGCCGATTCTCCTGCTGCAACCCCTCCACCGTCTCGGCCAACTGTGCGACCACGTTAATGCCCACGCGGTCGGCTTCGGACAGTTCGAGGCTTGAGGCGCTCTGCCGCAACTGCTGCGACAAAGTGGGCGTCAAGCCCTGCTGGGGTTGTGGCTGCGCCCGCTGCGCCTCCTGAAACTCTTGCTGCTGCTTCAGGAACGCTTCGCGGTCGGCCTGCAATTGACGACGCTCCTCGGCCACGTCCATCGTTTTGCGCGTATAGTCCTGATGGCGCAAATACCCCGCCTCTTGTTCCTGCGTATCGGCGGGGCTGTCGTTGTTGGTTGATTGCCCGTTATCGGGCGCGGGTGGTGCTGCCGTCGCGTCGTCTGTTTGCCCCTCACTTGGACTTAGGTCGCCCGCCACGATCTCCGGTTCGACGAAACCCATACCCATTTCGGAGGTCAAGGTGTCGTTGCTCGGCGCGGCGTCCGATTGTCCGCTGTCCAGCGCTGGATCATCCATCACGCTTACTTCTGCCATCGGATTTCTACTTGTCCTCTGTGTTGTGGTCTATGCCATATCCGGAGTCGATTAAATCGCCGCCTAGTAGACGATTTAGTTGCCGCTCTCCGGTGTGGCGGGTGTCAATTTTATCCATTATTTGCGCGCTGAGTTCGTCCAACGAGTCCGCGATTAGCGTGTCTGGGTCACGCGGAGCCACGCGCCGTGCCCGCTCCTCTTGCTCATGCATATCCTCTGCGATCTGTTCGTGCGTCTCGGGGGGCAACTCCTCTTTGCCATACCGCTTCAAAAGCGCCTGCTTGTGCGCATAGTCCTCCACCACGCAACCGAACTGTGGGTCAAACTGGCCGTACTTACGGCCCGTGTGCGTGTGGTGTATTTGGTTTTTTTGCACAAACCCCCACCCGGCCCGCGCGCCGCACCCGCAAAGGATGGTCTTGGGGCGGCGTCCCGTATAAACGATATCCTTGTGGGCGGTCTCGCAGGACTCGCAGTAAAAATCCCACGTGCGTATGGCGCTCATAGCGTATTTAATAAGTCCTTCGCCCTTGACAGCGCCTGCAGGCTGATCTGGGCGACTTGCTTGCCGTCGCTGGTGTTGGCAATGATCGCCGCCTCTAAGCCCGCCCGCGCCGCCTCTACGGCGTCCACCGCGGGCGGTTGGGGATCGGGGTTGCTCGGTGCTTTCACTTGTGCCTTCTTTGCTGCGGCCTTTTTCTTTGCGGGTGCTTTCTTTGCCTTAATCTCTGCCATGCTTAGTAGGGGTGCTTTCTTTGTCTTAATCTCTGCCATGCTTAGTAGGTAATGGCGCCATGAACAGTCCGCCAAGTTCAAGGCGTGATACTCGGGGGCGGTCATGCGTGCCCGCGTTAGCCCTGCGCGTCTACGGTATCAGACTGCACTTGGTTGCTGATGTTCTGCGCATTACTTTGCACTTGCCCCTGCAGCGTCGTCAGTGCCACGTCGCCGCCCGGCGTGCCCACGTTAGCCTGCTCTTGCTCGGCAATTTGCTGGTGTGCCTGCATATGCTGGGCGGCAATTTGGTCAATAAGTCGCACCCCCTGCGCCGCCTGCGGGTTGACCGGGAGTTGGTTGACATCGACAGCCTGCGCCGCGCGCACTAGCTCTTGATACTGTGGGTGGTTTTGGTACTGCTGGTGCGTCTCTAGGTGGGCGCGATGGTCCTGCCCCACCACGACACCGGGATCTTCACCTTTCGTTACCATCCAGTCATTCTCCAGCGCTGCCGCCCGCTGTGCGTCTTCGTTGATACCTTTGCGCAAAATCTTCTCAGCGTCGGCAATCTCATATGCCGACGCCAAAAACTTATCCAACTCCATCCGGTCAAAGTTGGGCGAAGCAATGGCGCGGTCATAAAAATTCACCGCCTGCTGCCGCTGCAACTGCTCAAACAGGGGCCGCGTGGACCCCGCCTGCACTACGATGCGGTAATTCCACAGGAAATCGGAGTTGCGCAGAGCCCTCGAAATGCGCTCCCGCCCGTCCGGTGCAACGTTAATCTCAAAGTTTTCGGGCTGATAGCGCGGGTCGCCCATAATCTGAAAGCTGTTCCGAACCACATCCTCGTAGGTTCTCGCCACCGCCGCCTCCATCCATTCCCTATTGACATCAGCCACCGCTGCAATCAACCCCGCCTCCGTCGCCGTCTTCGCCTCT